ATGAGTGGTTTAGGAAGCATGATGGGTAGTATGTTTGGTGGTGGTTATGGTTCAAATGTTTCTAACACACAGGCGAATGTAGCTCAGTAGGTGATATGGGTATTAATAGTAATTTTACATGGAACGGATATACAAGAACGTGTCTTTTTCTCTGATATTAATACGTGTCTCCAATTTGCAGAGAAAATTCGAGCACAAAACACGCACCAACAAACTGCGTTTTCCAAAGTTTATGTCACGACTTACTGCATACCTCAAAAAGAAGGACAATGAAGACCCAAAGTATTTAAAAGGAAAAGTAAATGATGGAACAAACCATAAGTGATGTTGAAAACTTAACTAAGACAGTTAATTTTAATGAGGGTGGTGGCAGTGATGTTGAAGCTGGTATACAATTCATCTATCATATGCGTGAACATTTAGTTGATATTGGAATTGCTACAGTATATGGTTTAGTTGTATATGCACTATTTTTATGGATTACTAAAACAATAAAGGGGTAGTTATGCCAAAAGATGCTTGTTATAAAAAAGTTAAAGCTCGTTACAGAGTATTTCCATCAGCTTATGCATCAGGAGCTATAGCAAAATGTAGAAAAGTTGGTGCAGCTAATTATGGTAACTCATCTAAAAAAGCTAAGAAAAAAGCAATGGGTGGTGTCGTAAAAATGGCTAAAGGTGGTTACATAGCTAAAGGTTGTGGACAAGTAGAAAACGCTAGAAGGAAAAAAACTAGGAACTTCTAATGGCTGTTCGTAAAACAAAATCAGGTTTAGCATTAAAAAGATGGTTTAAAGAGGATTGGAAAGATGTCCGTTCGGGGAAAGCGTGTGGGAGAAGTAAAGGTGAAAAACGGGGTACTCCATATTGTCGCCCCTCAAAGAGGGTATCTTCTAAAACCCCAAAAACTTCAGGAGAAATGTCAAGCTCTGAAAAAGCCAAAAGAGTTGCTCAAAAGAAAAGAATAGGTCAACCAGCAGGTAAGCCAAGAAGAGTAGAAGCAGTAAGGAGAAAGAAACGTGGCACCAAAAAAGGGTAGCATGAAAGGTTACACCATAAAAGGTGGAGATAAAAGACCTACTAAATCTGGTGCAGGCATGACTGCCAAAGGAGTTGCTAGATATAGACGTGAAAATCCTGGCAGTAAGTTAAAGACAGCCGTCACTGGAAAAGTAAAAAAAGGAAGTAAAGCAGCGAATAGACGTAAATCATATTGTGCAAGATCATTAGGTCAATTGAAAAGAAGTTCAGCAAAAACTAGAAATGATCCTAATTCAAGAATTAGGCAAGCAAGAAGAAGATGGAAATGTTAATTTACGAGGAGGGTTCGCAGGGGTGCCTACCTTCCTCACCAAGTTATGAGGGGTGTTTGTGTATTTTAACTTTAACTTTATTTAGAGTAGATATTTTATACAAATGGTAAGGCAGATACCCCTCACCAAACAAAGGAGTTAATATGTTAGGACTAGGAAGTATAATAGGACCAATAGGTTCATTAGCCAGTACGTGGTTACAAGGACGTGTTGATAAAGCAAAAGCAGAAACAGATGTTAAGGTAGCTAAAGCCAAAGCCGAAGCAAAGGTTTACGAGACAGAAGCAACATCTAGTTTTCTTAATGAGCAAGCTCTTACAAATCAAATGGGTGAAAGTTGGAAGGACGAATTTTGGAGCCTGATTTTTGGGGCAATCCTTGTGGCTTCCTTCTTGCCTTGGACACAACCATTTGTTAAGGAAGGGTTTGTTTTCTTAGAACAATCGACCCCAAATTGGTTCGCCAACATGTTATATATTATAATAGGCAGCTCATTTGGATATCGCTTTGGAAAACAAGGTTTGCAAATGATAAATAAAAAGGGTAAGTAATGGATGGAATTAACTTAGCTGAACATTTGCTAAAAAAAATACGAGAGAGAAAAGAAAATTTTACAATATCTCTTTCGGATGGTGCGATAACTTCTATGGAAGATTATCGGTTTATTGTAGGTCAGATACGTGGCATGACTTACGCTGAAGAAGAAATAATCGCCGCGATGAAAGGAACTGAGCTAGAAGATGGCTAAAAAACTATTCGTGCCAGAGAGATTTGCTAATGCACGTAAAAAAGAAGCAACGATGGAAATTCCAGAAGCAGTTAAAAAAGGATTTCCAAAAATAGAAGATAACCCCAATTCAAAAGACCCTTCTGAGTTAGATGTATCTGCTTTAGAAAGACTTCCTCAACCTGTAGGATATAGAATACTTGTTATACCTTACTACATGAAGTCAAAAACTAAAGGTGGTATTTTCATACCTGATGCGACACGAGATCGTGAAAGTTTCGCAACAGTCGCAGCGTATGTCGTAAAACTTGGTGCAGACGCTTATACTGATGCTGGGAAATTCCCAACAGGTGCTTGGTGTTCTGAAAAAAGTTGGATTCTTATGGGAAGATATGCTGGAAATAGGTTTAAAGTTGAGAATTTAGAGGTAAGATTGATAAATGATGACAATATTATCGCAACAATACTTGACCCTAGCGATATTTCCTATGTATAAAAGAATTGGAGAACAAAAATGAATATAGAAAATCAAAATGCTGTGGAAGAAAATGAAATTATTTCTGTAGATGTTGAAGAAGTAGAAGAACAAACATCTACATCTGAAATACCAGTTGTTCCAGAAAAAGAAGAAACCCGAACAAATGTTCAGGAAACAGAAGTTTCAACACAAGCAGATGAATTAGCAGATTATTCTGATAATGTTAAAAAAAGAATTAATCAATTAACAGCTAAGAGAAAACAAGCACTTGAAGAAGCTGAAGCTGCAGTTCAATATGCACAGCAACAAAAAGTTGAAAATGATAGACTTAAAAAGCAATTAGAAACTTTAGATAAAGGTTACACGCAAGAATATAGTAGCCGTGTTGAAAGCCAAGAAGATCAAGTTAAAAAAATATATAAAGAAGCCCATGAAGCAGGAGATGCTGACAAAATGGCAGAAGCTCAATCTATCATGGCACGATTGGCTGTTGAAAAAGAAAGAGTTAGAGTTCAAAAAGCTAGATCTGAACAATATGCACAACAAGAGCAAAAACCACAACCAGAACCACAACCTAGACAACAAGTTCCAAAAGTAGAAGATCTTGATCCAAAATTACAAACATGGATGAAGTCTAATAACTGGTTTGGAACAGATATGGTTATGACAGGTGCTGCTCAAGGTTTACATCAACAGTTAGTTGGTTCTGAAGGTTTTGATCCAACATCTGACGAATACTATTCTGAAATAGATAAACGTATGAAAGATAGTTTTCCAAACAAGTTTCAGGAGAAACGGCAAAACGTCCAAGCTGTAGCTCCTGCCACGTCTAACGGACGTGCTGTTAAATCTGGACGGAAAAAGACTGTGGAGTTATCTCCAGGTCAAGTAGCTTTCGCTAAAAAAATGAACATACCTCTTGAGAGATATGCCAAGGAAGTTGCTAAAATAAATTCAAGGAGTGCATAATGGCTGAAATTGATAGAAAAAGTCGAGACTCGCAATCTCGTGAAAAAACAGAGCGAAGAAACGATTGGAAGCCACCATCTGCGTTAGATGCTCCTGAAGCACCTATAGGTTATAAACATAGGTGGATACGTGAGTCCGTTATGGAATATGACGATAAAAACAATATTCACAAAAGAAGACGTGAAGGCTATGAGCTTGTTAAGGCAGAAGATTATCCAGAATTTGATGCTCCTGTTGTTGATGAGGGTAAGAACGCTGGGGTTATAGGCACTGGTGGATTATTACTTGCGAGAATTCCAGAAGAAATTGTGGAACAACGTGAGGATTATTTTAAAAATAAAACACAGACTCAAATGGATGCTGTGGATCGTGATTGGATGAGAGAAAATAATCCAGTTATGCCAAAATTAAAACCCCAAAGAAACAGCAATGTTTCATTTGGAAACAATCGTAATTTAAATGAAAAATAAGGAGAGTTCAAATGGCAAATCAAGATGCCGCTTTTGGTATGCGTCCTGTAGGTAAAATAGGTGGTATGCCTTTTACTGGTGGACAAAGCCGATATAGAATCGCTGCTAATTATGGAACATCAATCTTTCAGGGTGACATGGTAATGCAAGTCACTGGTGGTACTGTAGAAGTACACGCTGATGGTGGAACAGTTCCTATTGTAGGCGTATTTAATGGTGTTCAGTATACTGACCCAACAACTAAGGAACAGAAATTTAGTAATTTCTATCCTGCGAGTACTAATGCTTCTGACATTATTGCTTTTATTATAGATGACCCAAATGTTATCTATGAAATTCAATGCGATGCAGCTTTTCCAGTTGCAGATTTATTTGGTAATTTTGATATTGTTTACACATCTGCTGGCAGTACCACTACTGGTATTTCTGGTGCTGAGTTAGACGTAACAACTGGTGCTACAACTGCTGGTTTACCTTTAAAATGTATTGACATTTCGCAAGACCCTGAAAATTCTGATGTAGCATCAGATGCAACCAATGTGCACGTTGTGATCCAAAATTCTATTTTTGGTCAAAAAGGTGCAGGCTTAGCGTAGGAGAATAGATAATGGCAATAAGTAGAGCACAACTAGCGAAAGAGCTAGAACCAGGTCTGAACGCATTGTTTGGAATGGAATATGATAGATATGATGCAGAACATGCAGAAATCTATGATACAGAATCTTCTGACAGAGCGTTTGAAGAAGAAGTGATGTTATCAGGTTTTGGTAACGCACCAACAAAAGCTGAAGGTGCTGGAGTAAACTTTGATTCTGCGAATGAAGTTTACACTGCACGTTACACGCATGAAACAATTGCATTAGCATTTGCTTTAACGCAAGAAGCTATGGAAGATAACTTGTACGACAGATTAGGTGCAAGATATACAAGAGCATTAGCTCGTTCTATGGCTCACAGCAAACAAGTAAAAGCTGCGGCAACTTTGAATAATGCGTTTAGCAGTTCATTCACAGGTGGTGATGGTAAGGAGCTTTGTGCTACTGATCATCCTCTTGGTGGTGGTGGAACATTTAGAAATGAGCCTAGTACGGCTGCTGATTTAAATGAAACATCATTAGAGAACGCTTTAATAGACATTTCAACATTTGTTGATGAGAGGAATATGATTATCGCACTTCGTGGTATGAAATTAATTATTCCACCTCAACTACAATTTATTGCTGATCGTCTACTAGAGTCTACTCTAAGACCAGGTACTTCTGATAATGATGTTAATGCAATGAAGAACATGGGTATGTTACCAGAAGGTTACATTGTAAACCATTTCTTAACAGACACAGATGCATTTTTCATTAAAACAGATGCACCAAGAGGTTTCGTACATTTTGAAAGATCACCTCTTGCTACATCTATGGAAGATGACTTTGGAACTGGTAATATGAGGTTTAAGGCTAGAGAAAGATATTCATTTGGATTTTCTGATCCAAGATGTGTATTTGGATCACCAGGTGCTTAAATAAACCGAACAAATGTTAAAGGCGACTTTACAAGTCGCCTTTTTTTTTATATTCTTAAAAAAAACCTTAACTGCATAATGCAGACAAGCCAAGATAAGGAGAATTTACATGGCAAATACAACTTTTAAAGGAACACTACGTTCTGAAGGTGGCTATTCATCTATAGCTACAGATTCAACCACAGGTGCAGAAACCACACAGATGTCAATTTCAACTGCTGGTTTTGCTTCATTAGATGCAAATACAATGGCAACTGAAGCTGGTACAGGTATAACAACTGGTTCAGGTACTATTTACAGAAGTTCTGTACAAAGAAGTGGTGGTATCATTACAACAAGAATATTGATTGACTTAACTGGCTTAAGATCAACTGGCTCTGGCGACATCATTGGTGTTAACGGAACAGCATTGGTTTGTCACATTGGACAAATCACTGCAGCAAGAAACGGCACTATCTTAACTGGTAGCATGGAATGTTTTGAAGCTCCAGCAGGTGGCGATCCAGACATTAATATTCACTCAGCTACAGAAGGTACTGGTGTTGAAGATGGAGCAATCTCTGGTCTTTCTGAAACACTCCTTGTTAACTCTGGTGACGCAACACT